GCCACGATCATGACGGGTGTGCGGTTCTCGTCGATCCACCGCGCCGTCGCGCTCACCGCAGGGATGACCCGTCCCGTCATGATGTCCGCGACGGTCGAGAGTGCGGGGCCGAAGTTGTTCGCCAGGAACGACGCCACGACGGTGACGATGGGCAGCACCTTGCCGCCCACGAAGTCGACGAACGCCATCTTGGCCTGGTTCATGAAGGCGGTCAGGTTGGTCGAGGCGTTGTCGTTCAGCGTCTCGCCCAGCTTCGTGACCGAGCCTCCGACGTCACCCAGTCCGGCGCCGACGTTGGCCATGCTGGACAGGAACTGTGGGATTTCTCCCGTGTTCAGGTCCTCCAGTGGAGTACCGAACAACGCCAGTGCCGCCGTCGCCTGGTCGGCCGGGCTCTTGATCTGGGTCAGGCCGCTGACGATCTTCTGGTACGCGTCCTGTGCACCCGCACCACCTGCGAGCAGGGTGTCCGTCATCTTGCGAGCGTCAAGCCCGAGGATCTTGTAGGCGTCCTGGGTCCTCGTGCTCATGTCCGTCGACAAGATCGTGAATTCCTTGACCGCGTCACCGGTCTTGTCGATGCCGTACTTCCCCTTGGCGGAAGCGTTGACCAACAGCCCGAACGCCTGCTCGCCGGAGAAGCCCAGCGTGCTGAAGAACTGGCCGTACTCGTCGGCAGCCTCAAGTACGTCACTGCGAAGCGCGGCCGGCACCTTCTGTGACGCGACGGTGATCAGGTCGAAGGCGTGCGTCGCATCCTTGGCCAAGCCCGTCGACATGAGGGTGCTCGCGTAGGACACCGAGGTTGCCACGTCCTGCTCGAACACGGTCGCGAAGTTCATGGCCTTCGCGGTGATGTCCTCCAGGTCCCCGGCCGAATTCAGTCCCTTGATCGAACTCGCAACGGCCTGCACCGCAGTCGACGCGTCGGCCAGCGTCTCACCGAACGCGTTCTTGTAGAGAGACGCGGCGACGTCGCCCGCCTCCGACGCCCACTGTCCGTCACCGAGCTGCGCCGCAAGCTTGTCGGTGACCTTCTCGTTCTCCATCGCCGCGGTCAGACCGACACCCAGGGCAGCGGCAGCCGCAGCACCAGCCGCCACCGCGCCCGCGGCGAAGGACTTGAACCCACCGCTGGACTCGTCCTTGGCGAGCAGGTTGAAGACGAGGGAGGTGTCCGACACGGGTCACCTCCCGCCGTCTACTTGTTCCGCTGCTTGTTCTTCTCGTCGATGTAGGCGCAGGCCTGCGCAAACTCGACCACCGTCAGCTGTTCTTCCTGCTGACGGGGGCCTAGTCCGGTGAGTTCGCTGATGGCCAGCCAGTACCGCCGTCGCTGGTCGGCGAGAGGGCTTTTCCCTCCTCGCCACCGCCGTCCGCTGGTGCCTTCTCGATCTCGTCGTCGAGCGCGGCGAGCATCTTGTCGCGGTCGGAGTCGTCAACGGCCCTGCTCGTGGCGAGCTTGGCCCGCAGTTCGACGAGTTCGGACCGGGAGTACTCGACGGTCAGCTCGCCCGTGGTGAAGCGGACATCGTCTGCTCGGAGCGTGACGTGCTGCTGCTTGAGCAGGTGCCACAGGAGCAGCCGACGCGCCTTGGCCGACCCCTGTGCCACGGCGACTTTGAACTTGTCCCACGTGTCGCCGAAGTGCTTCTCGATCGCCTCGGCGTGGGCGTTGAGCACCTTGTCCGGGTCCCACTCCCACCGCTGCGATTCCTGCCCATCGGGGCTGTACGTCACGATCACTGCTTCACCACGTCCTCGCCTTGATTCGCAGAGCGGTGCGGTTCATCGCCGACAGCACCGCTTTCCTGTACTTGTCGTGGTCACGACGAACCGGGTCGTCGAACCACTCCGGCTTGCCCATCTGGGCAACCCAGATGTCCCGGTTCCCTCGCACCGGGTGCCGCCAGCCCGTACGCCTGTTGAGCCGCTTGGGGGCGTTGACGAACCCCCGTACGTTCGGGGTCTTGCGGGCACGCAACCGCACGCCGGTCGACTTGCCGGACAGGCGTGCCTGGACGGTGACCTTCTGTGCAACGGCCTTGCGCAGGTTCGGCGAAGAGGACATGCCGGCCGTGCTCATGCCCATGATCGACGACTTCGCCTCGGTCTTGGCCGGCTCCAGCACCCCACGCAGTTCCTTGATCAGGTCTTTGCGGAGTTCCTTGCCGTCCGATTCCTGCCGCATCGCACGGGCCAGCTCCTGCAACGCCTTCTGGTCCGTCGTGAAGGTGATCACGCTTCGGCCCGGGTGACCGCCCCACTCGTGGGGAACTCGACGTCGACCTCGGCCACGTCGCCGACCGTGCCGGCGATCGGCTTCCACTCCTTGATGAGCACGTTGCCGGTGTACTTGGGGTTGTTCGCGGACACGACGGCGTTGGACAGGCGGACCTCGAACGACACGACGGTGCCGAACAGCGCCCACATGGTGTCGTCGAGTCCGGAGTCGTCCACGTTCTGCTTGAACCCGCACGACAGCGAGCCGGACTTGAGGCCGCCGAGGACTTCCTTCCAGCCGAGAGAGGCGAACGTCGTGACGTCCTTCTCCTCGACCTCGGTGGTCAACTCGACCTTGCTGGTGGAGCTGGAGCGGTCGACACCGTTCAGCGCCAGGTACGCCGCCGTGAGAACCATCTTGGGCACGGTGGACCCTCCTTTTGGGCACGCCGATGAACCCGATCGCCGGACGGCGTCGGGGAGTTGGGGGTGGAGCTACTTCACACCGAAGGCGACGGCGAACAGGAAACTCGGGGTGGTGCCGCTGATCGTCCAGCGCGCCCGGTACCACGTATCCGTGATCGGGCCGGTCGCGCGCAGGATCTGCCCGCCTCGCGCGGTCGCGGCGTCGAAACTGATCCGGGTCACGGGTGACGCCATGCCTGACGCGTCGTCCGACTCGATCACGACGGTGATCGTCGGGGTACTCGTGCCGGACACCGACAGGACGTGCAACGTGGCGTACAGGTACTGCCCCGCCGCGACGGCCGGGAGCTGTACGGCGGTGCCGTTGCCGGTCGCGGTGCGCGCGGTGCCGGGCGGGTGGGCGAACCGGCCGCGCGCGATCGGCCACGACGACGACGCCTCGATCGTCCACGGTGCGACCTCGCCGACCGCGTCGCCGAGCTTGTAGTTCCCGGTCATGGCGTTGACCAGCCACGCCACGTCGTTGACCGCGGCATCGTCAGGGCCGGCAGTCCACGCGCCCACGCCGCCGAGTTGGGACCACGCGACGTTGTCCACCTTCGACGCGTCGCCCGCCTCCCACTGCCCCTCGGCCGACAGCTCCGCAGAGGCCAGGCCGCCGATCACCTCGTCCCAGCCGGCACCGAACGCGGTCGTCTTCTTGACCTCGACCTCGGGTGCGATCTCCAGCTTGTTGTTCACGCCGGTGAGGTCCGCACCACCCGTGAACAAGCGGACGTTTTGCAGGATGAAGGCCACGGCCTAGTCCCCCTCACCAATGATGTGGACGTCGAGTTCGGCGCCGTAGAAGTTCTTGCCCTGATGTTCGTAGATCCGGTAGCCGTTGATCCGCCGTAGGCGCAGGTCGTCGCACGCGCCGCCGAGTGTGCGGTCGCTCTGCAACGCCGCCTTGAGCGACAGAGGCCCGGACCCGGCCAGGTATCCCTTGAGCAGACGCTGTCCGCTCCGGTCGCTGCCGTGTGACACCAGGATGTGGCACCGGACAGTGAAGTCGTCCATGCCCCGGCCGTAGGTCTTGTCGAAGTCGATCTCGATCTCGACGGGGAAGAACGTGGGTGGCGCGATGCTGTCGGGCACGTACTCGAAGCACCGCAGTTCGGCGATCGTGGCCGCGTTGTCGCGCAACCCCTCGAACACTGCATTGACGTCCACGAGCGACGCTCCCCTCAGGCGAACCCTGGCTTGGCGTACCGCTCGGTCATGGACTGCACATCGGGGTCGACGCGGGACAACCTGATCGGCGCCCACTCGCCGCTGCCCATGACTCCCTCGGGGGAGTCCTTGCGGGCGAACAGTCGGGAAGCCTGGATCAGAGTGGCCTCGCTGATAGGGACAGGCACAGCGGGCCAACCCCACTTGGCGGTGACCCGAAGCCGCGCCCGCGGTGTGGTGATCGGAAACCCGATAAGGAGCAGACCCTCGATCGGCCAGCTCTCGGCGAGCGTGTTGTCCGGGTACGCCTCGTAGTTGTCGGCCGCGATGGTCGTCCACGAGGAGCCTGCGCCGACCTCGACGACCAGTCCGGTCGTCGAGCCGATGTCGTCGATGAGGATCAGCTGACCGTCGTCGTGCTCAACGACCCTGCCGCGCGGGTTGTAGACACGCGCGGTCGCGGTGGCGTCGAGGTCGAAGCGCCTGCCGCACCGGTCGTCGATGCCGCGGGACGCTGCGGCCAGTGCCTTGCTCAGTAGGGCGTCGTCCTGGACATCCGTGATCTTCGGGCGGCTCTTCAGTTCTTCGAGCGTCGCGTAGTTCGCCACCATCACGGCCTCCGGCGTTGGCGCTTCGCCGGAGGCTCTGCACCCTCGACTGGTTCGAACAGGCGCTCACGGCCGTCCTGCGCCACCGGGTGGTCAGCGGGTACGACCTGCCCGAGGGTGTAGGTGACGCCGTCGAAGGTGAACGTCTCCTTCGCGCGCAGCTGCTCAGCCATCGCCGCACCTCCTCGGGTCGATTCGGTCACCGGGTCTGCGGGGTGCGCCGGGTCTTCGGCGCCTTGGGTGCGTCGCTCGGGTCGTAGCCGCGCAGCTTGAGTTGCTCGTCCACCTGCGCCACGCGGTCGGCGAGACCGCGAGTGGCGTAGCCCACGCGCTCGCGCAGGAGGGCGGCGACCATCGGGTCCTCGGTGGCCGGCGTCGTCGCGGTCTGGTCGTCCTGCATGGGTCTTCTCCTCGCTCGTGGGAAGCGGAGGGAAGCCGTCCGCCAACGGCTTCCCTTCGGTCAGGAATGGGTCAGAACGTCGGCGTGATCAGGCCGGTGCCGGCGATCTTGCCCGCGCCGTTGGTGTAGCGGGCGAAGGTGTAGGCGAAGTAGCCGTAGACCACGAACACCACGCCGAGGGATTCCGCCTTGACGTTCTCCGCTCGGATGTAGAGCGGGGCGTTCGGGTCCTCCCACAGGTGGCACTCGTCCTTGGCGGTGACGTAGATCTCGTCTTCGTTGGTGCCCGCACCAAGGTTGACCGCGATGTTGTTGTCCACCACGACCAGCAGGCCGTTCGGCAGGACACCGCGCACGCCGGAGCCGTAGCCGCTGCCGTTGTTCACGCCGGACGCCTGCGTCGGGATGGACGGCTGCGACAGGAACGGCCACACCGAAGTCGTCTGGCTCTGGAGCCAGTTCCACCGGCGCGAGTGCATCGTCACGTGGGTCGGCATGGCCTGCGCCAGGAGCGCCGCCTCCACGTTGGCGTTCGCGTTGAGGATCTTCGGGTACAGCTCGGGGGCGGTGGGCGTCGCGTCCGTGTACGCCACGGACTGCGCCACCGCCGACAGGCCATTGGTGGCCTGCGTGATCAGCGTGCCGTCGAGCGTGGTCGCGTACCGCTTGAACAGGTCCTGCAACGTGACGTCGTCGATGCCGGTGCCCCGGTCGATCGCCTGCCGCGACACGGTCTGCCGACCGGCAGCGGTCTGCACGTCGATCGTCAGGAGCGTGTCGTCCATGTTCGTCTCGGACACGTCCGAGTTCTGCGTCGCCTGCAACGCGACGCTCGACGCGGTGGTGATCCGCGAGATGTTCACGGTCATACCCTCGGGAGGCAGCTCGTGCGGGGTGCACGCGCTGTCCGCGAACGGCCGCAGCGCCGAGGTGGCAGGCGCGTACATGTCGGTCAGGTACTGCGGGACCGTGAGGCCCGCGAACGCGCCGGTGCCGGTGGCGCGCTGGAGGTACTTCGCGCGCTCGACGCGCTCCTCCTGCATGTGCCGGCCCAGCCGCTCAGCAGCTTCGTAGTCGCCGCGCTCCCGGCCGACGACGTCCCACAGGAACGCCCGGCCGGTCTTGTCCTGGTCGGGCCGGTAGGTGCGGGCCTCGGCGCCCACGCGGGCAACCTGGTCGTAGGCCGGTCGCGCCGCGCCGGGCTGCACCTCGCGGGCCAGCCGGTCGGCCGCGTCGTCGCGCGCCTTCTCCGCCTCCAGGTCGGTGACGCGGGCCTGCATGGCGTCGAGTTCGGCGTCGAGCGCGTCCTTCGCGGAGCGCAGCTCGGTCACCTTGGTCTCGTCGGGGTTGGTCTGGCCGCGCAACTCGCTGAGTTCGCCGGCCTTGGTGTTGCGCTCCGTCAGCTTGTCGGCCATCTGGCCCCGAAGCTGCGTGATGAGCTGGTCGAGCGTCATGCTCGTCCTCTCTTCTCGCTGGTGGGTTGGGTGATGGCCCTGCGGGCAGCAGGCAGCGACACCCAGGCCGGGCGCATGGCGCGGCGCGGGAGTACGGGGTGCGCGAAGCAGCAGGGGAAGCGCGTCAGATGACGCGCAGCCGCACGTCCTCATCGGTGATGAGCGACCGGGCGGCGGGCTTGGGGGCGAACCGGGCGGCCAGGGCGTCGTACACCTCGCGTGCCTCGGTGTCGCCTTCGAGCAGTCGGAGAGCCTTCATGGTGTCGGACTCGCGGAGACCGGAACCGGCGGTGTGGGGCGACGCCCCGTAGCCGACGATCGCCACGTCGCCGCGGTGGATGTCGACGCGCTCGATGTGGTACTCGGTCCAGTCGGTCGACCAGGAGCCGGAGTCGATGCGGAACTTGAACGACATCTCGTCGATCAGCCCGGACCGCAGCTTGGGCGCGATGTACTGCACATCGGCGTCGGCCGGGTCGAGGTCGGCTTCGACCCGCAGGCCGTTGTCGTCCTCGACCAGTCGGAGTGAACCGTTCGTGGTGCGCGCGATCCGGCGCAGATCGTCATGCTGGAGCACGAGCGGCACGTCGAGGTCGCCACGGGCCAGGGTCGCGGCGAACGCGCCGGGGCTGACCTTCTCCGTGTACGGGCCGAAGAAGTCCCACATCTCGTAGGCCGCGTCGGTCACCGAGGCGTAGCCCTCGAACACCAGCGGCCCACCGTCCTCACCGGACGCGCGCAACTTCAGACCCTGCACGCGGACGCTGACGCGCGCCGGTGCCGTCTGCTCTTCGGCGTTGCGCCGCTGGCGAGGCCGGTCCGCCGACGCGCGGTAGCCGAAGGCCGTGTCGGCTTCTGCACCGAGCCTGCTGGGACGGCGTTCCTGTGCGGCTGCCGGGTACATGTCCTGCCGGGACAGGCCAGCGAGCCAGGGTGCATCGGTCACGACGTCGCTCCTGACGCGGTAGTGGGCTGAGTGCGTGGTGCCCCGAACAGCCGGTCGAACTCGGCGAACTGATCAGGGGTGAACGGCTGACGGTTTTCGAGGGCGCGAGCCTCCGAAGGGGTGATCAGCCGGTCCTTGACCTGCTGGCCGAGGACCTTCGCGCGGGTTTCCGGGTCCATGCGGAGGATCGCGTCGGAGTTGAGCTTCACGAACCGCGGTCGGGGCAGCAGACGCGACAGCGCCTTCTCTCGGCGGAACACCACGGGCCCCAAGTTCATGATGATGAACTGGAGGTTGCGTTGGCTGATGTTCGCGTAGGTCACCGACTGGCCGCTGACGCTCGCCTCGATGAGGTCCGCCGGGCAGCCGAAGAACCGCGCGATGTCGGCGATGCCGTACTGCATCGTGTCGAGGAACGCGGCGTCGGCGGTGGTGGCGGACAGCGCCTTCAGCTCCCAGTCGGAGCCGTGGACGAACACGTCGCCGGCGGCGAGGGTCGCCTTGTACTGCTGCTTGATCGCCGCCGACTGCGTCGAGTTCAGGGTCTTCGCGACGTTCTTCAGCGACGCTGAGGGGATCGCGCCGCCGCGGAACCAGTCGACGCTGAACTCCTGCGCCGATAGGTACTGGTTGATCGTCCACGCCGCGTACATCAGCGGCGACATGCCGAGCGGACTACCCGAGTGCGGGTACTGGCGTTCGTGCCAGATCTGGTGAGGCTCGTAGGCCTTGCCCTCGATGCGCCACTCGACGATCTCGCCACCCTTGGCCTTGACGCCGACGGCTCCGGTGTCCTGCAACTCGATCGCTGCCGGTAGTCCGAGGCCGTCCAAGGCGGTGATGATGCCGACCACGTTGCCGTGTCCGTCGAGGTCGTTCTGGGACATCCACAGCCACTCGTGCATCTCGACCTTCGCCCCACCTGGGGCCATGAGGACAGGCGGCTTGGTCACCTCGATCTGGATGTCATCGATCTTGCGGTAGGCGTCCACAGGCATCGTCGACAGCAGGTCGGCTCGGAGCCGACGGCAGGCCCACACCGCGCTGTGTCGGCGGGCCGTCTCGTCGGTGACGGCGGCCAAGCCGCCTGATCTCCCGGTCGGTCGGTTGGGAATCGTCGGACCGTCCACCAGTGACGCCCTGGTCTTGCGGGAGAACAGGCTCACCGCCCACCCCCGAACCGCTCGATCACGCGGGCACCACCGAACAGCACCGCGCCGGCCGCGGCAGTCGACGCCCACCCGACCACCGGCCACAGGGCAGCCGCCGCACCGACCGCGACCAGCAACAGCGCCACGAAGTCGAGGAGGGTCGTGATCATCTCGCGGGTCATCCGCACCTCCTCAGCCGATGCTGTCGAGCACGTCGTAGTCCTCTTCGACCAGCAGCGGCGCCCGTGTCTTGTAGGCCCACTGGGCTTCCGTCACGACCACGAGGGGACAGGTGTCCGCCTCGGCGTTCTTGCGCGACCACGCCACCGTGTCGCCGACCTCGCGGGTCTTCGCACCGGACACCGAGGCGTCCAGCGGGGGCTGTCCGATGTGGCGGATCGTGGACTGTTGGACCGCATCCAGCAGCTGCCCGGTCGCCGCGGACATGTCGGCGGCGGAGAGCACGATCAGGTCGCCGCGCTTCGGCTTGTGCGGGTCCTCGGGGACCGTCATGCCAGCCTCGGCGAGTTCGGTCTTCAGCGAGTTGTAGGTGCCGGCCCCCATGGCGATGGCGATCGGGTCCAACTCCCGCTTCAGTTCGGCGAGCCGGGCCACGGTCCATCCGGTGCCGGGCCGGTAGTCCGCAAGCTGCGTGTGGCCGAGGCCGTCGGCGCGCGGGCCGAAGACGCCGATGGCCGCGTGGTCCCGCTTGGGCGAGATGTCCACGGCAAGAGCGATGTCGCCGACGCGGTGCGAGTCCTGGTCGAGCAACTTCGCCCACTGGCCCACGTCGATCGCCCTACCGCCCAGATCGGGGACACGGATGCACAGGTGCTCCGTCAGGAACGTCTCGTCGGGGTCTGAGTCGAGGAACCCCTCCAGCGTTTCCACGCTGATCGTGTAGCCCAGGGCGGGGTTGGCCTGTGCCCACGCCTCGGGGTCGCGCATCCGACAGTCCGGGCCATGTAGTTCGCCAGGCTGTCGCTCGCAGTCACATCGGATGTCGTCGTCGGCCGACCACTCGAACAACCCGGTCCCTGGGCTGGCCGTCTCCGGCTTTCGCGCGGCGGCACGCCCCTTCGCCTGAAGGTCGTTGAGCACGACCGACCGGTTGTCACCAGCGTTGGAGAACCCCCAGATTTGAGCAGCCGGTCGCGCGGTCGTGGTCTTGGTTACCGCACCCCACGACTCCCAGGTCAGGTGCTCACGCAGCTCGTCGAGGTTGACGTCGTCGCCGGAAAGACCCCGGCCACCGCGTCGCGTCGCCGCCCGCACCTTCCAGCGTGAACCCGAAGCCAACGTGAACGACTTCTTGCCGTTGACCAGCTTGACGTCATCTAGCTCGGCGGCGAGTTCCTCGGTCTGTTGGACGATCTCCAGCGCGCTTTCCCAGGTCTCCTCGGCGGTGTCCAGGTCCTGTGCCGTGCCCAGCACCAACGGCACCCCGAGCGCGAACATCTTGAACAAGTTCTTGATCTCGACGACCTTCGTCTTGCCGTTCTGCCTGCTGACCAGCACGAGCACGGTGCGGTAGCGGAACCGGCCATCGGGCAGAAGCTCCAGCGCGTGGATCAGCAGCCACCGCTGCCACGGCAAGAACGGGATGGCCACCGTGTCCCGGGCGAACTCCGCAGCGAGGAACCCGAGCGAGGTCTCCGGCGTCAGCGCACATCCGCAGCCACACGGACCAGGGGGGCCTGTCACCAACGGCGGGGTGTAGAGCCTAGGGGTTGTCTTGCCCCGCAATGCCAGCGGCGCGAGCCCTGATGCTTCCAAGGCTGCCCCCGATCGGCTGGTCCGACTTCATGGCCTTGCGGGAAGCGGGCGTGCCAGCCATCTCCTTCAATGCGCCTTGGAGCAGCGGGCCCAACCAACCGATGTTCTTCGTGGCGTTGCACTTGTCCTCAAGCGCCTTGAGACGCTTGTAAGCCGACGTGTCGTCGATCAGCTCCCGCCGGAGAACCTCGTACTCCTCGGCCATGTCGACGGAATCCGCGATAGCAGCGGCGAAGTGCAGCGCCAGGGCCTTGATCGCGTCGTCCGTCGGCTTGAGCCACGTCATCGCGGCGAGCGCGTCGGCAACCGCCTCACGGAGGTCCGGCGGTCGCACCGGTTCAGACTTGGCCTTAACGCTGCGTAGCTTCCGCTCGGCCATCACCCCTCCCCTCCAGATTCGACCCCCCACCACCCCCCAAGGGGGAGATAAAGGAAGAG